TTATTTAAGTCCAGAACAACAAAATAAATGGGGTACATCCGAAAATTATATGGCTAATTGGCAAGATCCTATGCAGAGCCAGTTTAATCAAATTAAAAATGATCCTAATAGAGGTAACCCCTGGTTGGATGCGAACACTAATGGACTGTTTGGTCCGGGCCTAATGGGGGGAGCTCCAAGAGAATTAAGTAACCCTGACCAGCCCTTTGTGTATGATCCAGGGCCAAGGAGAGAGGCTCTCCCTGTACCACCATCAGGAGTTGAGGATGCAGATCGTAATCCCATCAAACCCCAGGAACTGAACTCCCCTACAGGGGGCATTATGGATCTTCCTTTTAACAATGACTCTTCTTCAACAAATCCTTTAGAATTAACTCCTGAACCACAAGACTCTTTTAAAATGTTTGGCCAACAAATGACAGGATTTGGTGATAGGTTAGGTAAATTAGAAGAGGGTATAGGAAAACTTTTAAATCAAAGACAAGATAATTCTTCTTCCACATTTGAAATGGGATCCAATCAACCTAATTATGGTTATTCACCATTTGGAATGGGATCCAATCAACCTAATTATGGTTATTCACCTTATAATATGTTAATGGGTGGTATAGGTTCTTTCGGGTATGGATACGGCTAATGGCTAAAATAACAATTACAAGATTACCAAATGCTACTCCACAATATGAGCCGAGTCAATTTGACCAAATGGTACGATTACTGGAACAACTTATTTTAAATTTAAATACTTCTTACTCTCAAGATATAGAAGATAAATCCGGGGGAAGGAGCTGGTACCTTGGCTGATACTTTTAAAAATGCTGGCGTCGATTTAACCACAACTGATCCAACAACCCTTTACACCGTTCCAACAGCAGCACCAGGTGTTACGGGAACGCCTCCTATTTTTCCAACTACAGCAGTAATTAAATCTATTGTTGTATGCAATGATTCGGGAAGCGCCACTGAGTACACTATCGAATGGACAGACACGAGTGCAACGGCAACTTATAAAATTACTAATGATAAGACTATTGCTACGGACACTACCTATGAAGTTTTATCACAGCCTCTAGTTTTGGAGGAATCGGACTTGATTAAAATTACAGCAAATGCAGCTAATCAAATTCATATTACTTTAAGCCTATTGGAAATAACAAAAGGAGACTTGTAATCGACCTTCATTCTTTATTTGTTACTCCTATTTTTTCATTAAATATGGCGGGTTACGAAGATCTGATAAAAGATATCAAAGAGCTTCAACAAAAAGAACCTAGCACTATTGAGGGGAAAAGCAATGATGGTGGATGGCACAGTCATGATTATCTCCATGAGGATAAAAAATTTATAACTTTAAGATCAGAAATTATTAATTTAGCTCAAGAAGCTATGACACATTTAAATATTATAGATATGATGATACCTGAAATAACAGGTATGTGGGCCGTGGTTAACGGTCCAGGAAGCAGTAATCGTCTTCATAATCATCCATTTAACTATCTCTCAGGCGTGTTTTATTTAAAAGTCCCTAAAGATAGCGGCTCTCTTATTTTCCATGATCCTAGACCTCAATCTGAGGTATTATCTCCGCCAAAAGAACAGGGAGAAAGCATACACACAGCCCACCGTGTAACATGGACACCTAAAGAAAATGATGTATTATTTTTTCCTTCTTGGCTTTCTCACGAAGTAAAGAAAAATAATTCACAAGAAGAAAGAATTGTGATAAGTTTTAACCTTGAATTAAAAAGGAAAGAAAATGACTAAGATTATACAAGAAGCTAAAATTTTAGGAGAAATAGATGCTGGTGATGGTCGTATGGTACCTCATATAAGATGCAAGTCTGAAACTATAATTACAAATACAGAAACAAATCAAGAATATGATTCAGAAGAACACGCTACTACTGATGTAGCTGATCCTGGTACATCGACACAGGGAATACATATTAGACGTGATGTTAAAATATTTGCTCCATCCTTAGCTGATATGGTTGGTGTAAACGAATAACTAAGCACCACAGGCCTCACATTCTGCCTCTGCTTCATTTCCATTTAATATTACTTTTTGATGAGAAGTATCATGGCAACCACATCCTTTCAGATGTTCCGATAAAGTCTTCTCTAGCCTTAAATTATCTCGCTCCGTAGCTAATAAACGTTCGTGGTAGCGGCCCACCTTATCTGCGAGGACAGCTATAGCTTTTAATACTTCTTGATTTTCCATAATTTCTCCTGATTTATAATTTTTGGGTGAGAACCAATTTAAACATGTGTGTAATATAGATCAAGTAATCTTTTAAAATTGTTTTCTTGACACTGATTATATGGTATGAAAGGCACTAGAAAATAGAAAGTAATCTTTTTTTCAGTAAAGTGTATTAATTATATGATTACAGATTTAAAACATTATATTTATCATCAAAAGCAATTTTTTGATAAAAAACTATGCGCTGAAACTGTGTCAGAAATCAACCGACTAAAATTTGAAGAGCATATTTTTTATAATGCTAATACGAAGAAAAGTGAATCTAGGTCCGGTGATCAGGAATTGTCTGTGCTTTATAATTCCACAAGTGATGCTGTATCCAGTATTACGAAAGGATTATGGCAATCACTTTATAATTACCAAGAATTTATAGATATGCCTTGGTTTTCAGGTTGGCAAGGTTATTCAGGAATTAGATTTAACAAGTATATGAAAAATAAAAGAATGGCATTACACTGCGACCATATACACTCTCTGTTTGATGGTGAGAGAAAAGGTATACCTGTTTTAAGTGTATTAGGTGCTTTAAATGATGATTATGAAGGAGGAGAATTTATAATGTTTGATGATTATAAGATACCATTAAAAACAGGGGACGTTGTTATATTTCCATCTGTTTTTTTATATCCTCATAAAGTTGAGCCTGTGAAAAAAGGAACAAGATACACTTATATTAGTTGGGTATGGTAACATGAAAAACATCACTATTTTTGGGAAAATGTTATGTAAATACAGGATCGGTAAAAAAGATATTGCAGACATAAATAAAAAATATGAACAGGCAAAAAACAATTTAGATGGATATGGTGCTAGATTAGCAGGGCGCATTGATTCAGAATTAGATATGACAAAACTTATAGACAAGACAAAGGCTTGGGGAAAAATTATCAAGTGTATGCAACATTATATTAATCATGCAATACAATTTGAATTGTCCCACGTAGAAAAAATTCATTTAAATGTTGAGGGTTGTTGGATAAATGACATGGTAGAACGTGAATATAATCCTCCGCATACTCATCATGACGGAGGGGGACATTCAGTAGTTATGTTTTTAAAAGTTCCTAATTTTATTAATGACGCAAAAGATCCTCATAAATTTAAAGACGGTCAATTAGGTTTTATTAGTGAGTGTGGTACTTACTCTAAATTTATACAACCTGTTGTAGGAGATTTTTATATTTTTGCTGCTAATCATCAACACTATGTATTACCTTTTAAAACAAAAACACCAAATGAAGTTAGAAGATCTATGTCTTTTAATTTTACAGCCCATGATAAAGTAACCAATGTTTAGTAATAAAATTGAATTTATAGCTACGGATAAAGCAATGTTAGACATATGGCCACACCCGAAACCTGCCAAACACTTTATTTCTGATGCTTATAAAAAATTAGAACGGCACAGTAAAAAAAATTTACACACCCCCACTGTAAAAACATGCATGCCTTTTTTCGATTCTATGACAGCAGGGTATATTATGTCTTTTGATCAAGATTATTTAGTAGACCCTATAGAAGATGATTTTTCGATAACCCCTGCAAATAAAGAACAGGATAATATTGGTTATCATAATAAAGCGCAACTTCCAAAAGAATGGCACAAAACTTCAGGAGAAAACGCAGGAAAATTTATTAATAAATGGTTAATTAAAACTCCTCCTGGTTACAGTTGTTTATTTATTCAACCGATGAATAGGTTTGAAAATCGTTTTAAAATTATAGAAGGAATAGTAGATACAGATAGGTACGTTAATCTTATTAATTTTCCTTTTTTATTACAAAAATGGGATGAACAATTTCTTATTAAAAAGGGCGAGCCTATGGTTCAAGTAATACCTTTTAAACGTGAAGAGTGGAAAATGTGGGCTGGGTTTTATTATGAAAAACGTCATTCAAAAACTTTTAATCTTCTTAATAGTGAATGGATAGATAGATATAAAAGAATGTTTTGGAAGAAGAAAAGTTTTAAGTAATGCATGTCCAGGCCAATATAGACGACAGTGCTGTTGTTATTAATGATTTTTTATCAAAAGAATTATTTAATAAAATATCTAATTATAAGTATGAAACTAATGAAGGTTCTCACAAAGAATGGGAAGAAAAGTTATATAAAGATGAAAATAATAATACAACGATGAAAGAAGTAAGGCAGGTAACTAGCCTTGCTAGACTAGATAATAATAAAATCAATTCGGTTGATCCTGTTTTTGAAGAATTTTTTAACGTATTAATTGAGTGTCCTTTTCTACCTTACCAAGAAAATACAGAAATTGTTTTAAATTACTATGAGTATTCACAATTCTCAGGAATAAATTGGCACACCGATGGTAATTATACTTTAAATTATTCTTTTTACATTCATAAAGAATGGGATCGTAACTGGGGCGGGGAAACTTTAATTGATACTAACAGAGGATTACCTTTATCTGTTACTCCTAATTCTAATTCTTTAGTGGCTATTAAAAATGGTATATTACATAAAGTATGTTGTATTAGTGGGCCTAAAAAAAGAAAAGTATTACAGCTTAGAGGAGTATTTTTTAAAGATTAACTATAATTAGGATCGTAGTCTATCCAAGTTTTACCTTCAGCATTCGTTGTTGAATTTTCTTCATCATCAGCTACAGCAGAACTATAGTCTGTTTGTGCTTGAATAATCTGATCTTTTCGAGTTTCTGCCCATGTTAATAATTCAGATATAGTAGTTGATCCTACAGCGTCACCTGTACTAGATAAATCAACATTAGATACCATCAGACCCGTAGAAGCATCTTTATTTTGAATTTCATTTTGCCCTGGAAGAGTATTCCAAATAACAAAATGAACTGTGTTAGGAATTGCAGGCATAGCATTACCTTTATCAGTCCAATCTATATGAAAAGAATCATCAATTTTAATACTTGATTCATTTGCTATTACAATTTGTGTTGCCATGTTTTCTCCTAAAATTTAATAATATAATTTACCACCACATAAGGTGAGAATGTATTGGTTCCTGCAGCGGTTACAGTGCCTGTTAAAGCATTTGTTAAAGCTACAGTGCCTGTTAAAGAGCCTCCTAAGTTTGAAGTATGATTATGCGCAGTACCTGATCCCGAACTTCCTGTGTTATTGGCATTAAAACTAGTCACAAAACCAATCTGACCACCTTGGGGATTACTTTGAGTTGATCCCGAGTTTGAAGAATCATATCCCCCGTGAGAGTGAGAAGGTAATTGAGCCTCACTTATAGAAGTATTACCAATATTTCCTGTAACGGACACGGCTTGATTGTTTGCGAGGGTACTGTTAACACCTTGATTGTTTGTTACAGAAACTGTAACTGTATTTGCACCACCCGTAGCTGCTAAATTATAAGTATTTCCATCATATCCTTGAGGAGTTTTTCCTTGTAATTGAGGAACATTAAATGTTGTTGATGTATCTCCTGCACCATACGTTGTACTTGTTATAGCGAATAAATCCGCATACGTTGTTCTTGAAACGGCCGATCCGTCGCATAATAAATACCCTGCTGGAGCCGTCGCTTTAGGCCAAGGTTTAATTGTACCTACTTCGCTTCTGTTTGTAAAATCCTGTAAATTAGTCATTGTACTTTAATCTCCATCCATTATCAGCGTCATTATATACTAAAGCAATTCCAGCACTATTTGTAGAAACTGTTAAATCAGCAGCGGATCCCATGATCTTTAAGGAGTTGCGTCCCACTGTTAAATTATTAGTACCAAAAGTTCCTTCGGCATCAATAATTTTAACTTGAGCTCCTAAAGCAGGAGCGGCTGGTAATGTAATAGTAAAAACGCCAGCAGAAGTATCAGCAAAAATATTATCACCATCTAAAGCTGTATAGTGAGCTGTTTTTTTGACCCATGCTTCACCTAAACCAGCTAAAGAAAATATATCATACCAATTAGTGCCGTCCGTTGCTACCTGACGATATTTTCCGTTAGTAATAGTAACTGTATTTCCTGTAGCTCCTAAACGAGCAGAAATATCAGCCCCACCACTAATATTATTGTAAATTCCATAAGTTTTTTGAGTAGCTGGGAATTGAATTGTATGTGTAGTTGAAACTGTTCCTGTAAATATTAATGAATTTTGTCTTGCTTCATTATTTGCTTGTGATTGAGGTCCGTCAGTGTTTGTAAGAGTAGTAGAAGTTCCTGTAGTAATAGCTTTTGAATAAACACCCGCAATAGAATATTCAAAAACTTGAGAAAAATTGTTATTGGTAATGGTACCCCAGGTTCCAGAGTTCTCCCCGTTCACTTGTAGCTCTATTCTTAAACCTGTTGAATATGTTGACATTTAATCTCCTAATTAAGTTTTATTGATTAATATAAAGTTTGTCAAAACTTTTATGCAGCTTTAGTTACTTGCGTCCAACTAATAGCACTGTTTGAGTCATCAACACGGTTCCATGCAGTGATATCGATAGACCCAGTAGACATTGTAGCAGAAACGCCAGTTACTGTAAAGGAAGAAGAAGCTGAAATACTTGGAGTACCAGGAGACGCTGTCGCCTGTACCCCGGTTAAAGCATAGCTAGATTCTTGGGTTGCCTGGCCAACAGCACTTGTTGCTACTTGACCTGTAGGTGTTATACTAACAGATCCTACAAAGCCTATTGTTCCTTCACTGACTGTTGCACTAACGCCTGTTACATTAGTTGTAGCTCCTCCTGAAATTGTTGAGGTTCCGATTGTTGAGGTTGCTCCTACTCCTGTAGGGGATACATTAACAGATCCTATGAAACTTAAAGTTCCAGAACTTGAAGTCATTGCTTCACCAATAGCATTAACAGTTGGACTAATTCCAACGGCTACGGTTCCGACAGTAGCATCTAATTCTGGTTCACTTGCAGCTACAATCGTTATAGTAGCGTCTGCTGTTATTGAATAAGTGCCTATTGAACTTGTTGCCTCAACGCCTGTTACAAAAATAGAAGTACCTACTGTACCGACGGTTGTTGTAGCTTGTTGACCTGTAGGTTGTTC